AACGAGTCTCAAAATCAAAACAAGCAAAGAAATCAGTAGCGTGGTTCAAGAAGAAAGTCGGTGATAGTGCCAGAGGTTTTAAGAAGAAAGCAGTTCTGAAGCCTGGAAGGATGTATACGTTTGGCTATGATGCTAAATTCAAAGCAATCCTCCCCTACTGGGACAAGTTTCCTCTTATTGTAGTGCTTGATGTATACAAAGATGGTTTCCTTGGACTTAACTTCCACTATCTATCGCCTATTGACCGAATGAAGTTCTTTACAAAAATAATGAAGTTCTCTACTCAAAAGGGAGAACCAGAAGATTTCACTGACAAAGCAAGATTTAATGTATCTTGGGATGCAGTGAAGAATATTAAGCACGCCGACAAAATGATACATAAATACTTATATGGACACGTAAGAACGAGCCTATTAGAAGCACCGCCAAATGAGTGGGAGAATGTTATATTTCTGCCATATCAGAGATTTATGGGTGCTAGTGCTAAATCTGTTTGGAGCAAGTAATGAAAGTATCAGAATTCAATAATCATATAAAGACGGGAGACTTAGCCCGTAATAATCTCTATTCTGTAGAGATTTATTTGCCACAAGGACACACGGGTGGCGGTATGGGAAAGGTGAATTTTGGAGAGTTCTATACGGGAGCAGAGACCGAAGGCACTGGATTTCTTTCTTTTATGACGAAATCAGTGACCCTTCCTGGCAAGTCGATAGGTACTATTGAAGCGAAACGATTTGGTCCTGTATATAAGGTAGCAAATGATTTAATTGTAGACACTGTGTCTATGACCTTTATGTGTAGTGCCGATTATAAAGAACATAAATTCTTTGAAGGATGGATAGCAGGTATTATGGGAGCAGTTAAACCAGGAACTGGTGCAACTGTATCTACGAATAGACAGATATATACATTGGGTTATTATTACGATTATGTTGGACGAGTTAACATAATTCCACTTGATAGACAAGGCGGAGCCGCGGCAAACATAGTTTTATTGGAAGCATATCCAACTGCATTAGGGCCTATTGAAATGGCTTGGGGTGATGCTGGAGAGGTAGCGAACTTCACTGTGACTTGGTCATTCAAAGATTGGAATCATACTAGTGTAACTGGTTGGAACGCAGACCCAGATTCTGGCACAACCGGGTCTGAAGTTAAAGGATATGCAGGCACGGAAGCGCCAGACAGAAAAGCCCTTCGAGAGCATTATACATTTGGTGAAGGAGTCGTTCCGGCATTTAGAGATGCCCCAGGAAATACTGGAGACACTGGTAAGTACACACAAATTTCAGCAGATGGAACTAGAATAGGACGTGTTCCTCACGAAACTAAGAGAGCACCAGGCAAAGAGGGAAGCGGAAAATATGGCCCCTCGTAAACAAAAGTGATTATATAATAAAGTAAATAGGAGATAATATTATGGCTTTACCAAAAATAGAGACTCCGATGTACAGTCTAAAACTGCCATCGGATAAGAAAAGGACTATTAAATATAGACCCTTCTTAGTGAAAGAAGAGAAGATACTCTTAACGGCAATGGAAGGCGCTAAAGGTTTAAAAGGCGATGAGTTCAAGGCCGCAGTAAGGGATGTTATTCTAAACGTCATTGAGAATTGCGTTACAGAAAAGATAGATAGTGTGAAATTGCCACCATTCGATGTTGATTATTTGTTCTTAAATATTAGAGCAAAAAGTAGAGGAGAGGTGATTGAACCTTCTTTTACTTGTAACCAAGAAGTAGATGGAGTCCTTTGCGGACAGATAGACACACATCCAGTTCAGATTGATGAGATACAGGTTAACTTTCCTGATAAAGATTACTCAAAGATAATGATAACGGATGATGTTGGAATGCAGTTTAAATATCTGTCTAATGAAGAGTTGAAAGTTCACGATGGAGAGAAAGACAACATTGAAAAGATGTTTAAAATTATCATCGATTCGATTGACTTTATATTTGATGCCGAGAATGTTTATAAGGGCAAAGAGACATCCAAGGGAGAATTAGTAGAATTTGTAGGGAACTTAACGGAAGATGCGTTTGATAAGATTAAAGAATTTTTTAATAATCAACCAACATTGAAACACGTTGTAGATTATAAGTGTAGTAAATGTGGACATAAAGAGCCAGTCACGTTGGAGGGGCTGGAGGATTTTTTCGGCTTTGCATAAGTTATGATACGTTGGCCAATCATTATAAGACCAACTTCCAACTTATGCAACACCACAACTATTCGCTGTACGATTTGGAAAATATGATGCCTTACGAGAGAGAAATTTACGTTAAACTTCTTTCTGACTGGCTACAAGAAGAAAAAGCAAGGCACGATGCTATAAAAAGGTAGAAATAAGATATGTCACAAACATTAGAAACTTGGGGAAAATTAATGGGTGCAGGTGCTGTCCTTAAGGGCGGTATTGCTGGTGCTAATAAGGGTTTGAAAAAATTGAGCCCCGAGGCTCGAATGGAGCGTGTTCAAAAGAAACAAAAGAACAAGCAAGATAAAGAAATAGCAAAAATAGAGAAGGAAGCCGCTAAACAATTTCTGCGTGACCACGGTAGTATGCTTCAAGGAATGGCCGACAGAATGTCTGGCTCCAGAGCATTAGCAAAAGCCGAAGAGGCCGCAGCCCTCGTCACTTCTCAACACGTGGAGAAGATGAAGAAGGAGTTGAAGGACGAGAAGGCAAGTAAAGACTCAGGCGATAAGGATGAAAAAGTTAGGGGTGAGTTACAAGGCACAGCCCCACCGAAGGCAGACAAATCACCTTCAGTATCCCCTCCAAATGCCTCAGGTCTTGGTGGAGCGGCCGTAGATACGGCTGCCGATGACGGACCTAAACGTGAAAAAACAGGCGGTCGTCAGAAAGGCACTCTCAATAAACCTAAAGAAGATATTGCACCATCAAGTGGTGGAATATCAGTTGAGGGCGAATCATTAGGTTTAGATGAATCAAATGCTATGTATGTTACCGATGGTGGCATTGTAGAATTGCTTTCCATTTCAAGAGAATCACATCAATTAGACCAAGAACGGTCACAAAGAGAAATTAAAGCAGAAAGACGGGCACTGGAAGACCGTAGAGATGCGAAAAAAGGAAGTTTGATGGGAGCAATGAAAGGCAGTCCATCTCTAAACAAAGCGACCCCCAAGCCCTCCTGGTTCGCTGATATAGGCAAATCCTTATTGAGTCTTGGAACAAAATACTTATTACCAATAGTCACATCCACAGCAGGTCTTATAGGTCTTAAAAAATTCCTGCAAGGTGCTAATAATGCCGATGACATTGCTAATGCCGCTGGTAAAATAGATGAATTGGCAAAAGGCGTAAAAACGATTACTCCACATATTGATGAGGGATTAAAAGGAGTAGCAAAAACATCCCAACTAATCAATTATGGAGATGAGTTTGTTAAAGCAGGCACACACCTTGATGAAGGATTAAAAGGAGTAGCAAAAACATCACAACTGGTCAATTATGGTGACGATTTTGTTAAAATGGGCACACACTTTGATGAGGGATTAAAAGGGGTAGCAAAAACATCACAACTAATCAATTATGCAGACGATTTTGGTAGAATACCAGGTCAAGTAACAGGTGCAATAGATGGTGCTACAGACCTCGCAAGAGCGGGCACATATGTAGACGATTTTGGTAGAATACCAGGCCAAGTTTCAGGTGCTACATCTAATTTAGCCAGAAGCAGTCAAATTGTCAATTATGCTGATGATTTCGCCGCAATACCAGGCCAAGCGACACGGGCAATAGACGGTGCTACAGACCTGGCAAGAGCGGGTACATATGCAGACGATTTCGCAGGCGTTGGCAGAAATATTACTGCTGGAACTAATGCTCTACAAGGAACACTAAAAGGTGGTGTAAAATCGAGCAACGTAGGAAAATTATCTACAGCAATAGATGGTCTCTCTGATGCTTCAAGGGGCATATCAACCACAATCTCTAGCACTGCTGGTAAAGTTGATAATGTCGCTGTAGGAGTACAAGGAGTTTCAGGAAAATTATCTGCTATGGATGACTTTGCTAGACTTGCCGCTGGTAAAGCCGATGATGCGGCCAGAGCCGCGACACTTGCTCGTAATATTGCTACAGGCGTACCTACTGCGAATCCAACTTCGGCCGTAGGTGTCATAGATGACGTTGTAGATGCAGGCGCTAGTACGACAAGAGCCATAACCGCAGGTGCCGATGCTACTGGTGATGCGGCCAGACTCGCAGCCCAAAATGCTGAAGAACTTGCAAAGACCCTTAAAGTAGGTGCTAAAACAGGTACTGGGCTTTTAGGTAGATTTGCTAAGATACTAACTCCGTTAGATATTTTCAATAAAATGGGTCAAGGGCAAACACTCTCTGAGTCAATTGCTAATATGGGAGTAGAACTTAGTTCAATGGCTGTCGGTGGTACAGATTGGGCCGCAGAAGGTTTACAGAAGTTAACTGGTTTAGGCAGTGGTGAAGGATTTATAAAAGAAGGTGCCTGGGGTGATTCCTCAAGAGCCCTTGAAGTTGGTGATGTGATGGGCAATAAAGATAAATGGCAGACCTCTTATCTCGAACAAGGAATAAATTCAGCCATTGCGTGGGGTACAGGCACAGAAAAGACCGCGAATGCTAAAACTTGGACAGCAGAACAAGAGGCAATGGCCAAGGCCGCAGATGACAGAGGCGCAGTCAACGTTGGATATGGACGAGGCGAGATTGATGATTTAGAAGAACTTACACTATTGGACCCTGCATCACTACAAGCACTTCTTGACTATGAAGTTTGGTCAGATAAAGATATGAAGATGCTAGAGGACCTTAAGAGAGCCAAAGAACAAGGCGTATCGATAGAGTATGAAAAAACGATGTGGGGATTAGGTGCTGGAAAAGTTAATTTTGGTCCAGGAATGACAGACGGTAGCCCCACAAATAATGCAGGTGGTGGTAGGAAAGCAGAACTAGACAGACTATCTGGAGAAATGCAAGCCCCTGGCGTATCTGGAGAGGATTATAGAAAACTAGAAACTGAATTTTTCAAAGTAAAGGCTATGTCGCCAGAAGAATTTGACGCTCTTACTCCAAACGCCGAACTACAAGATACTATGAATGCGGCCGCAGTTAATCCAGGTTCTATATTTACTCACGATATGCACGTAGAAAAAGCATTCCAGGACCTGTTTTCAGGAACCAAAACACTTGGTTCAGCAGAGGCTATTCCAAGTGAAGTTTTACAAGCCGCAGTTATCTCTGCCTCCGCAATAGCAGAGAAGCATTCTAAAGGTGGCGGTGGAGCAGGTCAATTGATTAATGCTCCAACATCCATAGATAATAGTTCAAGTCAAGTTATTGCCCCGGCATCAACTGCACATTCTCCTGCAATGCCTTCGGGTATGGGAAGTATGGGCGTTAGTACTCCAAGAGGATAGTAATTATTATAAATATAGTACAATGGAGAATTTATCCAAATCAAAGGAACCGAAATGAAAATAGATGAAGAAGTAATAGAAGAGGCAGTCAGCCTCGTAGAAGAAACACATAATGACAATATCGGCACCGCTGATTTTAATTTTAATCAACTTGTTAAGGCATTCGAGGAATTGCCAACACTATCACTCGTAAGAGAAATAGCGGCCGTGGTTCCTATGAAAATGTCAACGGGCCAGATTGTTAATATCCGCAGGCAAGGGACTACTAATTCCTTTGAAACCGTTGTTGCCAATTTGACAATAAATACAGCCACTGCCAATCCAATCCAAACTGGTATTTCAGTAGAAGTAATACAAGATTTACAGAATCAATATGGATTAGATGGATATGCGATTGCGGCGAATTTGTTAAAAGGAATTACAGACCAGGCAGAAAACACTGCGTTCTTGACTTTTCTTGATGCTAATTCATTAGCCACACCAGTATTAACTTTGTCTGATGCCAATTCAGCAGAACCATCATTGTTTGAACTTACTCAACGTGTTCAAGAACTTGTTATCAAGATGAACACTCCTAGTTTCAGAACTTTTGATGCTTTTGTTGTTCTTCCGTATAAGAACGCCGCAAGTATTTCGGCACTTAGTTCTTATGTTCGTGAGAAAGAATTGACCGAAGAAAGACTTGTTGTTAAT